ATGAGCAAGACCATTCCCATACCCATGCCGCCTCACAAACAATCAAACCTTCCCGAACCTCCTGAGGTACCTGCAATAACGACTGACTCCGTTCAGCCTGTCACTTCCGCCTACGATTGGTGGACCCTCGCGCTAGATTTCATCGCGAGTGTTGCGTGGCCCCTGTTGATATTCGCAGCATTGGGAGCCTTACTTTTCCCTGGCATTAGAAGAGTGTTGTCTACTGGATTGGCTGCCGTTGCGAAAACGTTCAAGTCATTCAAGTTCGGAAGTGTTGAAGCAGTATTGCACGACGAGCAAATTCAAGAAACTCTTCGGCAGAATGAGGCAACACTTGGCATCTCAGAAGAGTCAAACCGGCGCGTTTCCAAAATTGACCAAAGCCGCGACTATTCAAGTCGCTTGCATTTCTATCCAGTAAGTTTCCGAGAGACCAGTGATCCACGAATCATAGCGCTGGAGTCATACAACCAGCTCGAATCCTTTGTCGTTGAAGCATTAGACGAGTTGGACGGCCTTGAGCCATATGATGCTCGTTCTCCCGATAACAAGAAATATTACGGATCACATAGACCGCGACAAATGGTCCAGCTGCTCTCTGAACTCGCGGAACGTGAGTTACTTACTCTCCCCGAACAAGACTCGATCAACTCTCTCCGACGAATCAGGAATGATATTGCTCACAACACTGCTGCAGTCGAAATGAATCTGGACACTGCGCTTGCCTACCGAAAACAATGTGAAAAGATCATCCGCGCCATCGCTCGAAGAGTCGACTGGAAAAAAGACAACGGCACTGGCTCATAACGTATGCGTGATTGCAGTGCGCTGTGTTAATTTTCGTCAGGAAGTGCCATACTATTCGTACCGGGCTATGTGCCCGGGGTTCCGTGTGACACCGAATAGGTAAGGTGGCTGCCTGGACGAACGCGCCAGGAAGAGCAGTGCGGAAACGCGTATTCTCGTGTGGAGTTCGAATCCCCCCACGGAACCTAGAATCAAATATGGTGGAGTGTTTGCAGTGAGCGGCCAAACCTGCGGCACCGGTACGCGTACCGGATACGGCGCCAACCTCGATCAAGGCGGAACGGGAGTTCGAATCTCCCCACGTTACTATATTTGGTTCACCAGCCTCTACCTTCCTCCGTGTTGAGCCCCTCATACATCGGCATTACCTTTACTTCTGAATCTCCAAATTCTCCAAAATTCTCTCGGTAAAAAGTTTTCATCCCATTGATCATGACATCGACATTAGGAACGCGTGCCGGATAGTACGGCTGAGGGAGAATGGCAGGTCGAAGTTCTTCCGGCCAAGCACCATCGAAGAAGCCTCTGTATAAGGGAATTACCTCGTGCCTTACAACAGCCAGATAAAAGTTCAATTCCTCCCAAACACTCAAGATCGGCGTATAAGTTGTGTCGAGGGTTAACAGTGGATCGAATTCACCGATCGCCTCGGGTACTACACCTTTCGTGAACGGGTACATCAATGGATCTAATACGTCGTCGTGGCTCATGAATCGCATGTTGGCAATTGCGACGCCGCGAAATGGTTTACTTGATCTGTCAGCCAACGCGAAGAATGAAGGGAATGCAGCCAAACCCACGGCTATTCTCAGTTCGCGATGCTTGTACTCATTTGCCAAGAAATTCAGCCGCCCCAACGGATGCCTCATAGGTTCACGGATTTGATACGGCTGAGTTCCTTCGAGTAAAAGCGACACTAGCTCATGATCGCATCCGGTGATTGAGATTGCCTTTTTCGGAGTTTTCAAGAGAATCGGGTAGCTCGTTCCAGCCCCCTTATCGACAGGGGTGCCTCCCGTGGCAATGACCACCGCACGGGCAAGATAGTCCAACGAACTCCTCAGATTCTGAACGAAATCACCGACCAGCATTGTTAGTTGAGCCGGTGGCTTGAGCGTGGATACTGTTTTGAGCTGCCATAACGTCATCCCATCATCCGGTCTATTTGAATTCAGGGTCGGATTCGCAAAAGCTACCAGCGAGGTCGGTAAATTGTCCGCGAACTCCTGAACCATGTCGGCGATGTCGTCAAGAAGCTTTTCGCACCACTGGATCTTGTGCACAATATCGTCAGGCAATTGAGTCATGATTTAGAGAATACTTTCGAATACACCTATTTCTCTCGATAGTTACATTCTTGTGGATTAAACTTGCAATATGTCCTCCCGTGATGTTCCGTTTGAAAAGGTTCTTGATTCGATCGAACGTGCCACGGGATGCCGACTCAGCGTCGAGGACACGGCCTCCTTCTTAGCCGATGAGGAATACTCAACCTACTCCTGGGCAGACATCAGTCTTCGCGATTTGATCACGATCATATGGAGTACCGAACAGCCAGCTTAAACACGGAATGCTCCCCACCTCGAAAAGGTGGGGAGCATTCTTCTTTTCTACTTCGGTGGATCTACGTTGGCTCGTGCCAGAGCGGCGGATATCAGACCCACCAAGCTGCCTACGATACCAACAACAACCACCAGCAACGACACGAAGTCATTGATCTGGTCTAGGTTTATGATGCCCATCGTGATCAGGGTGGTGAGCACTAGCGCGGCCAGAACGATCACGGCCGTGTAGAGCTTCTTGCGGGTGGCCGGGTCGCTGAGCCCCGTGCCTTGTGCTTCGTACTTTCCCATGAGGGGTGCCTCCTTAGTTGTTGTCGTTGAGCCATCGCTGGATGGCCTTGCCGGTTTCCTTCAACGGCTTGCCGTCCAGACGCCACTTGCGGGTGTCGTAGTAGACCTTGCCGCGGTGGCCCAGGTCATCGGCCAGCATGCGCTGGAACTCGACCCAGAACCAGTAACCGTCGTCGCCGTCCTTCTTGAGCGGGGTGCCCTTCTTGACACCACGGGCGGCGAACGGGGTCTTGAGGTAGTAGCCGTTGCGCTGCATCAGCGTCATGGTGTCAGTGATGGTCAGGCTCTCGAACTTGCCATCCCACTGCTTGTTGAGACCGTTTACGACGTTCTCCAGTAGGATCTGCAGGGCGCCGACCTCCCAGGACAGGAAGTTGCCGTTGATCTTCAGATCGGCGTAGTTGTCCGGGAAGTTCGTGGAACCGTTCGGAACGTTGGTTGGCGACTGGTCCTTGACCTTCGGACGTGACATGACAGGGACAGGCTTGCCGGTCAGCTTGCCGCCCAGCTCCCGCTCCCACAGCTCAATGGTGTCGTCCTTGTCGCGGCGCGCAGCGGACCAGGAGAACTCCACGTGCAGGTGGTCGGTGTGCGGGTTCACGCCGATGTAGTTATACCAGTCCTTGTTCTTGTACCCGCCGGAGAAGATCTTGCGGTTGAAGATGATGCACTGGATACCGAGCTCCTTGGAGTTCAGGCGCAGTTGCTCGGCGAACTCTTCGAAGATTTCGATCTTGTCGTACCACTTCAAACCGAAGTCCATTGCACGGCCCTCGCCATGCAGCGAAGTGGTGCTGTTGGATCCGCGCACTGGCCGGCAGTTGTAGATGCCGGAGTTACGGCCGCCCAACTCCTTGTACTTCGCCAGGAACCACGCCATCGCACCGAGTGCGCCCTGGGCTGGCCCCTTGGTGCAGGACGTCGCGCCGGTATAGCCGTTGTAGACCGCCATGCTTACTTGTCTCCTAGCGGCTTGATGCCCTTCGCCGGCGCCACATAATCCGGGTGGCCCGGGTCGGTGACTTCCTCCGGGTTCGGGTCCTCGTAGTTGTCCTGGTCGATGGCTTCCATCGGGTTACGGTCAGACATGATGCATTCCTTTCGGACATAGAAAAAGCCCAGACACGAATATGGTCTGGGCGGGAACTTCTTATCTTTCGTGAAGGAAGGACCAGTGAGTTAGCATCAGAAAATGAATGAAAATATCGCTTCGAACGAAGCTCATCTCCTGGAAATCGGCCGCATCTCGACAAATTTCAACACTCTGGAATCGCTTCTTGCCTTCCTTATTTGGGGCCTAATCGGGGTCGACCAACGGATTGGAACCCAGATCACGGCTACTCTTTCGTTCAATAGCCTTTTGGACTTATTCAGCAGGTTGACTCTCATTTACGCTGAAGACACCAATCAGCCGGATCTAGCGCAAGATCTGAAAACTCTAAAGTCGAAAATTACCCAATCTGCCACAGCTCGCAACGAGGTACTGCACTCAATGTGGATCGATACCGGGAGTAACGGAGCTGTTGATTTAATGAGAATAAAGTTCGGCAAAAAGAACTCGAACTTCCAGTCTTCGTCAACGGAACAATTGCGCATAATTGCCGCGGAAATAGGGCGTTCCACGGGCGCTCTCATGGGCCTAGCCGGGCGAATTCCCAAAATTGGCGTAGATGGACTCGAATATCCGGATATCCGAGCTACACCAAATAGCTAACATTGGAACTACTCAGCCGGTGGCTTCGCAGAATACTTGTTATGCAGGTCCCGAAGCATCGGCGTCCAGGCCTCAGTTTGCCTGGCGTGATCGGAGAAATCCTTGCGAAGCGCTTGGGTCTCACGTCGGACCGCCCTATCCTCCGCATGTAACAGGCCTATATCTTTACGGGTTTCATAGTGATCCTCGCGCAGTCCCCGCACATCTCTGCCTAGCTCCTTGAGTGCGGACATGGTTGCTTCATGCCTCTCGTCGCCTTCTTCGCGCAGGTTCGTATCGTGCGAGTTCTTAACTTGTTCGCGAGCTTCTTTCGCGTCTTTGCCGATCACTTTGAGCTTCGAACTCAGCGGGAACCAAGCAGCGATAAGAGCTGCGAGGATAATGCCGAGGGTAGTTATGGCTTGCACAATCACGGCTTCAGTGAGCCAGCCGGGCATCGCGCCCTCCTCAATGGTTACTTGGGATGTATCAGGTCCCTGAGCGGATGGCATAAAAAATGCGCCCTCCGCACAGGCGCTTCGATCTTGTTATTCGGCGACTGGTTGTTCCGTTTGCAGGTCTTCGGCCTGTCCGCCACCAGCAACGTACTTGGCGGTTAGTTCCCTGATCTGCTCCGGAATCTCCGCTAACGCCTTACGGCGTTCCTGCTCAGCTAGTACCTGGTTCAGGTGATCGGCGAGCTCTTCGTCGTTCAGTGCTGAAAAGTCCACTGGGTTACTCCTTACTGGTACGGGATTGTTCCCACTGCGGTTCCCGGCAGTGTTGATGGCCAGGGGTCAGCGGTGGTGAATGAACAGCCGAACTCCATCAGAGTTCCTGCTGGCATTGCTAGGATTCGCAACAGTGACGTGAACGGTGAAATGGGACGCACGATATTGCTCTCACGGGAGGTCGCGACCCCTGCGCGTTGTGATCCTTCATCTGGTCGGAAGCCAAGTGGAAGGTCCAAGATAGTCATATTCCCTGCCGTGGAGCTTGTCACCGCCTGCGCTGACACGTTCACGGTTCGCCCCGTCCTGCTGATGCGCAGGTTCGTCACCGTGATCCCGGCTGGCACCAGCGAAGATACGTCTCGCACGCCGGTATCCCCGTAGATCAGCTGCTCACGCCCGTTGATGTAGTCCCAGACGAGGACCGTGCGTCCGGCTGTTTCCCGGACTACGTACCGCTGCTCCTTGAAGACCACGGTGCTCACCATGAACTGGGTGACGCGTGCGTAACCCAGTGAAGTCAGGTGAATGTCCGTGGACGATGCAGCGTACTTCAGGCTCAGCGTGGACCCATCAGGGTTCGTGATCGCCATAGCCATGTCGATGAAGTACGAAGCACCACCAGGCAAGCTGGTTTCCAGCCAGTCGTTGTACTGCTTGCGTACCGCTTCTTCAGGTGCCGAACCATTGAAACGCGGGAAGATCGAACACAGGACAACGTTCGGCCCAGTGAATGCGCGAAGTTTCAACCACGAGTTGTAGAACCGTGTCTTCATATCCGCGAACGTTGCGGACGCACCAAATATATCGTTGGACCCCAAAGCGAAGTACGTGACGTCCGGGCGAGCCAATGCCTTCCACTGGTGGAACTTCCACGCAAGGTCATTGGCGAAGTTCGCCAACGTGTCTCCTGAGGCGGCCCAGAACATCGGCAATGCACCCTCGGCGCGGCATAGCTTCGCCAGCCAGGAATCATGCACCGGCAACGTTGCTGAGACACCCACACTGAGCGAGTCGCCTACAACGGCCTTCACTGGCGTTGCTTCGGGCACTTCAGCTTCGACCCACACCATCAGCGGCATCGTCTTCGACATGGTCGATGCAACGGACACGGAGTGCACCGCCACCGAGCCGTTGGTCAGAACGAACCCACCGCCCTGCGCCTCAACAACACTCTGGCCGGCGGCACCAGTGAACGCGTACGACAACAGGTAGGCCTTCGACTTGTCCAAGTGGAAGTCGAAGAACGGGGTGACTAGTTCTGAGCCTGTGGGCGGTGTGGAACCACTGAAGAACAAGTTCTTTTGGGTACCGTCGATCCAGTTGCCCGTGTATTGGCCGTTCGCATCAACCTCCGCCTCACCAATCGAAAGACCAGTGATATTCAGCGAGCCGGTTTGGGCTGAGCTGTCACGCAGGTTGTAGTTGCGCAGATGCGCACGCCAGCGTGGGATATCAACACCGAAGTTCACCGGGAGACGGCCGCCGAAGTCAGTTCGCGTCTGCGCTGCTGAACCACCGGTCAAAGTCAGGGATGTGCCGACACGCTTCGTCTTGACCCGGCGCACCCAGCCCGTAGCCTGAGCGGCATCAGTGGAGACCGTGCGATCCCAGATACTTGCATCGTCACCGTATTCCATCCACGTGACGATGCTCGTCGTAGACCCCACAGGGCTAACCAGCACATTGCCCGGATCAGCGCCAAGCGGGCGGCCAGTTATGGCATCGACCTGTGTCTGCGTTGGAACACGGTTGATCCCGGCGTTAGCCAGCCCAGTCCACGTCGAAACATCACCTGCCGGGACACTGGTCTTGAACTGCAACGCGTTTTCTGCGCCGAGCCCAGGATCGCCCTTGTCTCCCTTTGGGCCTTTGACGTTAGTAATCGTCACCCATGCCATGGGGTTACCTCCATTGTCTTACGTCGCCGGTCCCAGCGGGGTCCGTGTTGTCTGCTGGGTTCATGTGCAGCCACAGGTAGCGGCGTGTAGGTGGCGCGGTCAGCCCTACCCACCAAATCAGCGGATTCGCTCCGCCGGCACCGAGCTCGATCAGGTCGGAGAGAACACCACCAGAGGATGGCACTCGGATCTGGAACTCCAGATAAGAGATCAAGTTTCCGACGTTGTCGAGCCACTCGATGCGCACCATGTACCAGGCATCCGCGAGCATGCTCACAGTTGGTTCGAGGTTGGTGGAGAACGTCCCATCGGCACTGGGTGTGACAGTCTGCGTGCTATCCGGCCTGAGCCCACCGCCCGAAGCGGTGACGTTCCCGGCGTTGAGGGTGAACTTCACGACCCCGTTGCGGTTGCCCATGGCAGCCCCGCCAATATCCTTCAAGTTCCCAGTGACTACGGCCATGCCGCCTCCTTAACTAGAAAACCCACCGGTTAAGCGGTGGGTTGAGAGAGCTGGTTGATTGCCTCGGCACGAGAGCGCTTGATGCGTTCTCCGGCGAGCTGTGTGCTGAGGTCGGCCAGCATGAGATTCGCGATCTGCAGTTCGTTACGCAGATTGTCGATCACTGCTTGCTGGTCCTCTGTTACGGGGTTTTGACCGCCCTGGTCTGCCATTCTTCGGCTCCTTAGAATATTGTGTGGAATATGCGCCCAAAATTTATTGCCCTGCTCACTGTCGCCGGGCTTGCCTTGACCGGCTGCTCTTCAGCGGAAACACCGGCTACTTCGCCCGAACCAATTTCCGTCCATCCGACAGCAACAGAACAGCCGACAGCAGCACCGGCGAGCGCCGGAACCGAAGAAGCTTTCATTGAGTCTGTAGAAGCACAGATTGCAGGCAAGGAAGAAGCGCTCGAAGCTGAACTGCCGGCCGAGAAGATGACTGAGGAATATTGGGTTGAGCGCGGCGAGGTTTACTGCGAGCAGCAGGCTGAGGGGGAACTGGATCGACCAACATTCAAGAACGCAACTGAGGGGCAATTGGAGATTGTCCTTATGGGAGCGTCCATTTCTACTCTTTGCCCCGCGCAGTAACTATTGCACTCGGTAGAAGATGCCGTTTGAATCAACGTGGACGTTGGCTGCGGCTACCGTTGTATTCGGTAGTGCCGCAATTCTGAGTCGGTTATTTGCTACCTCGCTTGCAGTGCCCACAAAGAGCTGGGGAACCCGGGCAACGCCTGTAGCTTCGAATTGTCCCCGCGCCCAGATTTTCGTGGCCGTCAAGTCGATCCCTCCGGTTCGGGCCGTCACGGTGGACCCGCCTCCTGTTAGTTGGGCTTGTCCGCCGAGGCTCTCCACTATGGCGTCGTTTCCTGCTGTTCCTGTGAATCTCATGCCAAACAGGCCTGCGGTAATTCCACCGGCGCCAAAGCCTATGCTTCCCCCATCGCTGGATGGGTCAATCACTACCTGCCCGGCGGTGATCTTACCGGTGTTGAGTACGTTGATGTCGTTGCTGACGTTCAACGTACCGTCGGCGAGGATCTCCAAAGTCCCAAAGTTCGCCGACCCATCAGGACGCAACTCGAATAGACCGGCCTGCATGGTGCCGTCCGACGCGATACCCAGGGCACCGAACTTCGCGGAACCGTCCGGGTAGATGATCGACTCGCCAGCCTTGAACTGTCCACCGGCAATGATCTCGAAGTTGCCGGCCACATCAGTCGGCCCAGTCAGGTGATTCACCCCGGAGAAGTTATTCGTACCGCTGAGGTTAGTCACACCGGAACCGTTCAAGGTTCCTGTTACATCCAGCACTCCACCGACGTTCACGGTGCCCGTGAAGTTGCCTGTACCGATCAGGTTGAGGATGCCCTCGATGTCCACACGGGACCCAGACAACCAGCGGGTAGACCCACGCTCCACCGCAGCCGAAGACAACGGTGTCTGTGTGCCGTAGGTTTTTACCTGGCGATTCCGCTTGGTGACGTTTTGGCTTCGCAGGTTCGTGCGTTTCACCATTCGTGCACCGCCTTACTGCATCTCGATGTGCACGAAGTCCGATTCCAAGTCACCTGAGAACTCGATGATCGTCGATTCACGCCACCCAGTGGTGATTGCCGGATCTCCGGACACGTACCAGCGCAGTGTTGTGCCTGGTTGCAAGTCCCAGAAGGTCTTGATTGCTGGTGAAGACATGTCGATATCGCAGGAGTACTGCGTGACCAGGCTGCCCCGGGTAGACAGCTCGCCCTGGGCGAACTCGGATAACTGCGTGCCGTCCTTGATGTTCTTCGACTGCTCTGCCCGTTCCAACGCGAAAGCACCGGAGCTGCCGGCAGAACGAACTTTCATATCCACGCCGGAGCCCTCGCCAATCGCGATGACCTGGGTGGCTCGTTCCTGTCCGGAACGCTTGCGCTTCAACCGCTGGCCAGGGGACTGATCTGCCGAGAAATTGACCTCGATCATGTTCCCATCCGGGTTCATGAACCCCGTTCGGAGGATGAACTCCACACCGTCACGTGCAGCGTTCCATCGTGGACGGAAGTCAACGTCCGGACCGTTCTCCAGATTCATGATCTCTTCGATCGCGTCCAGCGCGGAGTCTGCGTTGTACCCGTTGTAAGTTCGTGACCGGCCACCGGCGTAGTCAGCTTCATAGACCATCGGCACATCGCGGCCAGCCCCGGTGGTAGCCAGCTGCACCACCCGCTTGATGATCGTGTCGTACACCAACCCGGAGTAGGTTTGCTTCCACGACGGCATGGACGAGGTCCGGTCTTGCGCAATCAACCGCAGTTCCATGAGCATCCACATCAGATCTTCGTGATCGATCTTCAAGGTCTGGGTGTCGTGGTCGTAGTCGTCATCGGTGATCAGTCCGCAGTACATGATCACACCGTCGTAATCGACGATCAGCGCCCGGGACTCGGGTTCCAGCTTCCCGACCGTGGCGGCAATGTCCGGGTCTGAGAGCACGAAGTCCGATGAATACCCGGATCCTTCGCCCAGTTTCCTGCCCCACGGTGTGGTCTTGGGCTTTACCTCGACCACGTCTTTCCATGTACTCGTGGACACGGTGAATACCCTGTAGGTCACTACGCCCCCTAAATGAAAGTGTCGCTGTATTTAGCCGTGAACAGGCCCGCCGTGATGGTCATGTTCTGAGGCAGCCCAGGATTGATCGGCGAGAAGTTCGCGCTGGCCAATCCCGCCCCAGCAACGGCACCATTCACCCGGAAAATTCCAGTCCTGAAATCAATCGTGTGAGGCGAACCCGAGGAGAGGGCTTGCGTCACCACGACAGACCGACCATTCAATGACAGCGTGTAACCGCTGGCCGACGTGCCCGTCACCGTGACCACCGGCCACGCAGGAACCGTGCCCCGGTGGTACAGAGACGCCGGAGAGCTCGAAGAACCCGCCACCGTGTACGACTCTCCGTACTTGAACGGGTCGATCGCCTCCAACGGGATCTGGAAGTTCAGATACGAGTCGGTCTCGAAACTCGTCTTCACCGAATCGCGAGGATCGACTATTGCCCACTGCGTTGGCCCATGGCCCTGCACCAGGAACTTCGTGTTGCCACGGTGTCCCAACGCGGTGAGGATCCCCGCCGCCTGGTGCAAGTAGTCGTGGTTCTTCGAGATGATCCGGCCTTCGTAGGTGATCAGGCGATTTCCGTACTCGATCGGAGTGCGGAAGCTGCCGTCGCCGTTCGTCCGGTCGGCACGCTGCCGGCGGGGTGGCGGGCTGTCCCACCACCCCTCGATCGATCCCAGGCGCTTCCACACCCCATCGCGAGTGATCCCAGTCAACGGATAACCGTCGAGTGTGACTAGGTCGTTAGCCAATGCGCATCCCCACCTTCGCCAGCTTGTGGCTGATCGCGTCAGTTACTTCACGAGCAACCCGAGTGGCATCTGTCGCCCCTGTGATCTGGACGCTGATCGAAGGCAGGCTCGATCCGGACGAGATGACCGGAGCCGCGGTGGACTGCATGACCGATGTCGTAGGGATACCCACAGGAGTGCCTCCAATCTCGCCGCCCGTAGCGTGGCCAGGGATGGACCCAGCATTCAGCGCAGCACGGAACTGGTAGACGCTGTCGTGCCCACCCATGAGCTGAACTTCCTTGGCGGTGAGCATATGCTCGCCGTTGGAAGCCATGATCGGCACATCATCCGAAGTCCCGGATCCAGGGCCGAAGATCGCACCGCCGGTAGCCTTCGTCTGGCCACCACCGCCACCACGACCGGTGGAAACATGCGTCTCCGAGTAGATGGATTTCTCATGCGTGGTGATCCAGACGTTAGCCGTCTTCCCATCCACAGCATCAACCGCGGCCTTGGTTTCCTCAGCGGTCTTCTTCGCCGCCTCGGACATCCAAGACTCGACCTTGACATCATCGGGGATGCCCATGATCTCGCGCGCCATCGCGTCGGCCTTGTCGCCAGTGATATCGAACTGGCCGGCAGCTACGATCAACGACTCATAAGTCGAAGACATTGCCGCCTGCAGTTCTTCCTCGGTGGCGCCGCCGGCGGCGAGCGCCCGGACGTATCCTTCGCCACTTTCGGCTAGGGCATCGAGGGCGGCTTGGTTGGCGCGTCCTTTCTCGGTGTGCGCGTCCAGTGACTTGCCGTTGGTCTCGATGGAGGCGCCGATTTCGTCGATCGCTGCCTGGTACTCTCGGAAGGCTGCGCGTTCGTCGCGGGTGATGACGCCTGCTTGGAAGAGGATGTCGAGGAATTCTTCCATGTCCTCAACTACGCCTTCGGCTGAGACTCCGACTTCTTCTAGTGCGCCGGTGAGTTCCGCGCTGCCGTCTGCGGCTCCCTGGGTCTCGGCTGAGGCCCGGTTGAGTGCATCCGAGTATGCAGGGAAGAGATAGGCTGCTTGCTCTGCGGAGACGCCGGCATCTTTCAAGCGGTCCTGGACTTGGCCGAATACTTCGGCCGCGTCTTCGGCGTTGCCCGATGAGACGAGACTGGCCAGCTCTGCGTCAATTCCTCCGAAGGTTTCTTCGGCGATCTGCTTGCCGCCACGGATGCCGGTCAGCGAGTTGACGACGTCCTGGCCCCAGCGGTTGAATTTCTGGCCGGGGTCGTCGGCGAACAGGTAGTCGATGGCCGAGTTGATGCCGTCGATTTCGCCGGTGATGCCTTCGCCGTTGCGGTTCTTGAATACGCTGTCCAGTGCTACGCGTGCACCGGGCGCTTCGTTGACGATGCGCTGGATGCTGTCTGCGACGTGTCCGGTGCCTTCAATCAGGTCGCCGGTGTAGGAGAGCTCCGCGAGCTTCGCGATGCCGACACCTGCGGCCATTATGGTTCCGGCCGCGCCTGCAGCCCGCGCTGCGCCGCGCATCCCTCTGGATACGCCATCGAGCGCCCGGCCTGCACGTGTGCCGTCCGGAGCCAGATCCCGCAGTGCTGCACGGGTGTCGCGTATCCGAGGGATGAACGTGATCAGGGCTCCACCGGCGAGCGCTGCGCCGCCGGCGATTCCGGTGAGGATGCCGCCTGCTGCGAGTACTGGTTGGGGGAGGTTGCCGATGATGTCGATGAAGCCTTCGGCTGTTTGGACGAGGCCTCGGAGTGCGTCGTTGGCTGCGGAGCCGGATTGGAGGAAGACGGTGTCGAGGGATCCGCCGAGTTTTTCGAGGTCGCCTGCGAGGTTGTTTTGCATGGCGGCTGCGGTTTCTGCGGCGTAGCCTGCGTCGTTGACTGCGTCTTCCCAGTTCTGGATGCCTTCGGCGCCTTGTTCGTAGAGGATGTTGGCTGCGCGGACTGCGTCGGATCCGAAGATCGTTTTCAGGGTGGCGTTGCGTTGTTCGTCGGACATGTCCTTGAGGGCGTTTTGGAGGATGCCTGCGTATTCGGACATGCCTACGAAGGTGCCTTGGGCGTCGTAGGCGCTGATGCCGAGTTCGTCCATGAGGTCTGCGGCCTGCTTGGAGTTCGGTGTCAGGGACTGCAGCATGGTTTTGAAGCTGGTGCCCGAGTCGGAGCCGGTGAGGCCGGCTGAGGCGAAGGCGGTGAGCGCTCCGGTGGTTTCCTCGATGGTGAGGCCCACGGAGTTGGCTACGAGTCCGGATTGGTTCAGAGCCATGCCGAGGTCTTCGACGCCGCCCTGGGCCTTGCCGGCGCCTGCTGCGAGCAGGTCGGCGATGTGGGGTACTTCTTCGCCTGCGAGGTTGAACTGGGTCATCGCTGAGGCGGCGATTTCGGCGGCTTTGGCCACTTCGATGTTGTCGGTTGCTGCCAGGGATAGTGCACCGGTCAGCCCGCCGTTGATGATGGCTTGGGTATCCACGCCTGCCTTGGCGAGTTCCTTGATGCCGCCGGCTGCTTCGGATGCGCTGAAGGCGGTGTCTGCGCCTGCGCCCACGGCTGCTTCGCGGAGCAGGTTCATGTTGCCGGCGGTCTCGTGCGTGGCTGCCTGGACTTCGGACATGGACTTGTCGAAGTCGGCGTAAGTGGTGAGCATCTTGCCGAAGGCGAGAGTGAGCGCGCCACCGGCGATCGTGACGGCAGGCGCGAGGGTCTGGTAGGCCTCGGCCTGCTTGTCCACGGCCGCTTTGGTGGCGGCAGCTGCATCCTGCGCTTCGACGTTGGCCAGGTACACGGCATCGGAGAACGCATCGACGCCGTGCGCCGCGGCCTGGGATGAAGAAACGATCTTCCCATTGGCGTTAACCAGCTGGCCGTTGGCGTTGTAGAGCAGGCCTGCGGCCTTGGCTGCCTTCTGGTCAGCGTCGGCAACGAGCTTGATCTTCTTCGCCGCTTCTTCGGAGAAGCGCGAGTTCTCCTGGATCGCCTTGTTGGCGTTCTGGGTGGACTGGGTCAGTTCTTCGGTGGACTTCTTCGCGTCCTTGAACCCGTTGATGAAGTTCGACACCACGGCTTCAAGCCTGGCGACTACTCGGCGTTCGGCCATGTGCCCTCCTTCGGGTTATCCCGGCAGGTCGCGGATTGGCTTTTCCGCTGGCCTGTCGTAGCTGGTGTAGACCCGTTCGCCGGGGTCGGGCTTGTACTGCTCTTTGCCGATTCCCTGGGTGGAACGCTCACGGGCCGCGCAGGACTGGCAGACCTTCTTGTGTGCCGTGTACCAGCCGTCGTTGTCCGGGTGGTGGGCCAGCTCGGTGGGCTGGCCACAGGAGCACAGGCCGTCCTCGTAGATGGTGAGGACCAAGGACAGGAGGTAGTCCTTGTCCGTCCAGTCGCCGCGCTGGCTGGTGAACCAGTGCATGGGCGGCTTCTGGACGGCGCGGGCTGTGCGCAGGACGTTGACTACTGGCCGGAGTCTTGGCTGGTACCAGAGGCATCGGGCAAAAAATCTGCGTCCGGGGCTGGCGCTTCGGACTGCACCTGCTGGCGCTTGGTAAGGAGCTTGGAGAGCTGGGCCGCTCCGAGCTTCGCTTCCAGGGTGGCGATCAGCGGGATCGTCATTTTGATGTCGCGCTTCTCCAATGTCGGGGACTCGAACGCGACGATGGACTCAGCCAGCAGCGCACGGTTCAGCGCGACGCGCTGGGCCATCTGGTCCTCCCGGGATGCATCATCGGCGAGCGGGTGCTGATCGACCAGTTCCTTGATCTTGGACTGGGGGAGTGCGCGCAGGTAGAAGGTGACCTCGGATCGGGCGAAGGCCTTCATCAGCTCTTCGCGTTCCTTCTTTAGTTTCCTCATCAGCGGGGATCCGCCGCTGACTTCTTCGTAGTGGATGGCCTCGGTCTCGACGCGGATCTGGCGGGCCAGGTGATTGATCTTCGCGACCAGGTCGCCGCGCTTGAACACGGTCTCCGAATCCTCGGGCAGGCGTGCATCATCCATCCACGCTTCGAAATCGAATTCAGCAGGGTTCAGTTCAGTCATGGTGGGCTCCATTTCAGGTTTGCGGGCTCTTATGGGTATGGGAAAGCCCGGTGACGCCGGAGCCCATCCGCGTCACCGGGCTAGATTGAGGAACTGGTCGGGCTAAGCGCCGGCCGGTACCAGTACTTCGCTGACCATGTTTTGTGGCAGGAACTCCACACGGCGCTTGATGTTGCCATCGTTGCCCGGGCGGGTTGGCGAATCGGTCTTCACTTCGCCACCGAGGAAGATTTCATCTCCCGCAGCCCACGGCTCTGTGGAGTCCTTATCGGTCTCGCGCAGATAGATCCACACGGTGGTGTCCTTGACCTTCACTGCCTGGTAAGCAGCGTCCAGACCTTCAATGTCTGCACCGGTGCCGGTGGTCAGCCATTCGCGGATGAAGGTCAGCGCGGTCTCGTAGTTCGAAGCGCCCAATGCCTGGGAGTTGCCCTTCTGGCACGAGGTCTTCTCGTTGAAACGATCCGATGCGGTAGGCGACCACGTCACGTCAGAATCCAAGATCATGCAAGATGGATCGATCATGGCATTCAGCTCGGTTGCGGTCGGGATCGGGCTTGCAGGCTTAGTGAGCGAAAGAGCCCACTTCTTCTTGCCGTCAGAAGAAAACTTCACTTGGCATCCCCCTCAGCATTGCTTGCCGGCTTGACTTTCTCCTTGGCGCCGGTGTCGCGGATGGATGGCACTTCGACGAAGCCGAGTGCCGGATTGGTCAGGTAGTGCTCCGGAACTAGCCGGATGCCCCCGCCCCCTTTGGGTCGGGCTTCCACAAAGCCAGGCTTAGCCATGGTGTTGTGTCCTTTCGGTCAGACCCGAGAACCCATGAACGGGTATTCGTCCACGAGATACACGGGGTTAGTGGTTTCCACGGAGACCCGGTTATCCGGTTCAGCCGTGAGTACTTCGACTTGGCGAAGACGAGAGAACCGCCAGCCGGCTACCACCGGACGCTGACGGTTCAAGGACGTGCGTGAAGTGCGGGCCAACGCGTTCAGCCCCTCCAGCGACAAGGCCACGACCGTGCAACGCAACGTGAACGCCGTCTGGTCCGGAATGTCGTCGCTGGAACGGTCGCCGCGTTCACCCGAGGTTTCCTCGCCCCACCCTCCGTTCAGCACCACGTACGGGAAGTCGGAGAGCTTCGGAGGACTGGACAACTTCGCTTCGTGGATATGCACCCGCGTGCCAGCAGGGAACATCGCCTCGATGCCGCGGAACACTTCAAGACTCATATCAGCCCCTCCAAGACATCCAGCAGGTACTTCTCGAAGTTCGGAGCTTCATCGGCGAGCGCTTCGGCTGGGTCGCGGACTGTGCCGCCACCGCCGTTGGCGCCGCCGAAGTAGGCGATGCCGGCGAGTCCGGCAGCTGCGTGCCGGGATTTGTTGGGCCCGATCTCTGCGGCGATATTGGTTTGCCCGAATGCGCCGGAGCTGACTTCTTCGAAGTCGACAGAACGTGCTGCGACTTTGAAGTAGCTAGACGTTCGAAGGTCCTGCTGCATCGCGGTCTTGACGTTGAGAGCGCCTTTCTTGACGACCCCTCGTACCTTAGGGACTAGTCCGTCTGGAACAAGTCCAAGTTCTTGGGAAAGCATGCGCAGTTCCGAGTCATCGAGGCTCACGAGGACACCGCCCTCCATCGTTCCGCTGTGCGGTGGGTACCGTCAGCAAGTTCGACCAGTTCGGCCTTAGTGCCCGGACGTGGCAGATCAAATCGGGAAGAAGTGATTTCTACCAGGTCGCCCTTTTCAGCTCCGGAGAGAATGGGCAACTTGGCCAGCATGTTGGTGATCTGGAAGTTAGCGCCTGCCAGCAGGAGATCGGTTGGCTGTGCGGTCTCCACTTTCAGAGCGCATCGGCCGGTGTAGATGGTGTCGTAAGTGGCCACCTCGTGCCCCAGCGCGGGGTCGTAGGTTGTTCCGTTTGGACGCTTCACGATGCACTCGGAGGTCATCGCGAAGAGCGCGTCTCGCCGTCCCTCGGCGATCATCTGGGAGTCGAACAGATCCATTGCCTACCCCCAGAGCGAGACGCTGTAGGCGCCGGCCGGGAGTATCGCTGGCTTTGGTGTCACCAGAGCCAGTTCGTGTTCGTTGACATACAGCTCGCCGGTCGATACCGAATTATCGAACGTCTGTGAACGGGACCAATCGTCATAGGACTTTGCGAGCTGGCGTACCGAGTCCGGGTTCTTCAGCACTCGAATGATCATCGAGATCATGGCCGATGCCACCGACTCCAAGGAGACCGTGCCGTCAGCCAAGTGCTGCTCCAGATCCGGGCGTGGCACGAGCAACCTGATCCATGCCTGGTTGGATAGGCCTGGAACAATGACAGATTCCGCTTCGGAAAGAGGCCGCCATACTCCGGCGATGTCCTCAGGAGTTACGCTAACGGGCATGACGGCCCCTTTCTTCTGCGGAGTTTGCTAGTCCTCGATCAGGTCGGCGGTGGTCTCGCCGGTGTCGATGTTGCGGGTGACCTTGAACAAGCCCTTCGGCCCACGCTGCTCGTACACTTCGACGCGTTCCTTTGGCTTGGCCTTGGCCGGGGCGCGACGATTAGCCGCGGGCTTCGACGCCGCCTTAGCATCGGGAGCCTTGACTCCCGGCTTCGGCTCGGACTTGGCTTTGGCCGCTTCGTCCTCGTCCTTGGCCTTCTGGGCTTCGATAGCCTCTACGCGGGCCTTTTCCTCAGCTGCGTACAGTTCGGCTTCGGTCGGTTCCTTCTTTGGCTGAGTTGCCATGTTTGTCGCTCCTTAAGCGTTCTTGATGCCGCGCAGGCGTGCAGCGGCCTTGCCGCCGAACAGTGCCAGCCCGGTGTAGAACTCGATGCGGGTACGGTAGGAAGGCTTTTCCTGCAGCTCGCCCAGGTCATCGACCTGCACGCCGCCGTTGGTCAGGCCGGTTACGCCTCGGTCGCCTTCGTCCTGGCCGAACTTCACGGCGTAGATGGAGGAGGTGTCGAGGGAAGCGCCCATGGTCTCGGACTGCGGCAGGATCAGGTTTCCTGCTGCATCGTCGGATGGATCCAGGATCGCGATGCCGTTGTACTGCAGTACGCGCTTGCCGGTCAGGTCCTCACGGACAATCTCGGTGCCACCGATGCGGCGGCCGGCCGAACGGATCTTTCCGGAGATCTGCGCGTTGGCGTAGATGGCGCCGTTGGAGCCGTTCAAACCCGGTACCTGGGCAATCAGCGCGTCGAGCATGTCGAAGAAGTCGTGCGCTGCGTCGCCGTTGGTACCAAGCACCGGAGCGCCATCAACGTCAGCGTCCAGCACCTGCGCTCCGATGAGACGCTTTTTCAGGCCGTCGAAGCCCAGAGGCTCGGTCGCCACGTCGCCGTTGAAGAACGAGTTCTGGAACTTGTACGACGCGGCCTTGACCTTCATCGCGGTCTGCACCGCGCGCTGGTCGTTCAGGTCGCTGCGGGTCTTCTGGATGAAGCGGTCTACGTCAGCGTCGCCGCCGAGGATGACCAGCGACTCGGTCGACTGGTTCACGGTACCGGTGGACTCCGAGTACGCGCCGTTCACGGCACGGAACTCAACGCCTGGCAGGGTGCCTTCAGCGTTGTACGCGTAGGCGTTGCCTTCAATGTTCATGAAGGGAATGCGGTCCAGGATGGAGGATTCCTGGACGAAGGTCTCGATGACGCCTCGCTGCAGGTGGGTGGTCGACAGCTTAGCTGCCTCGGGCAGAGTGAGAGCCATGGTGGCTTCTCCTTTCAGAGTTGCGTGTCACCGCGGCCCATCGGCCGAGGTGTCTTACTTTTTGGGTGACTGCGAGTAGCCCAGGCGCATGCGGGCCATGCCGGGAGCTACTTCTTCCGTTCCGGAACCGATGTGGCCAGCGCCCGGGACAACACCGTTGCCCGAGGCCTTTCCCCACTTCGCGATCCATGCGTCGGCGTCCGCTTCAAGTTCTTCCTTGGAACTGCCGCGCAAGCGCTCGGCCGCTTCCAGATCCAAGCCCTTGGCAGCGGCAACTTGGTACTGCAGAACCGCCAGTTGGGTCTTAGCCAGCTCCGATTCGGTGGTGCTCTTGCCGTTGCGAAGATCTTCAAGCTCCTGCTCGCGCTTTTGCTCGTCGGTCTTCCCAGCGTCCTCGAAACCCTTGATCTTCGATTCGCGCTCGGCCAGCTGGGCCTTGAGCTGCTTCACGGTTTCCCGTTCGGCCGCCAAGGCCTTGATGCCTGGTGCTCCCAGCTGCTCGTCATTTCCGGTGCCATCACCGCCGGTGCCAGCGTCGCCGCCACCACCGCCCGTTCCAGCGTCGCCACCGCCGGTCTTGTCTCCGCCGGCGGCTCCACCCGCATCGCCATCGGCACCGCCGGCGTTCGCGGACATGACCGCGTCACCGAACTTGGCGCGGTTGAACGCAAGCAGTTGCTCAAGCCCACCTGGTGCAAATGGGTCAATGAACCCGTGCATCAATGCAGGTGCAGTCGTAGATTCAGGCATTTCTTTTCCCCTATCGCAGGGTTAGTCCTCCCGGCATCGCACCGAGAAGAAGGGTTACCGTGTGAAAATCTCGCCAGCGGAACCGATCCACCGGCGATAGTTCGTCTCAGCCTGCGCACGTATCTGCGGGGTGAGAGGTCCTTTACCAAACGGGTTACGGCCTTCCTGCACCGCATCCCATGCCAAGGTGGCTCGCTGCACACGCTTCTGGGCCTCGCTCATCGTGGAGACAGGCCTAGATGGGTTCGCAATGACACCGTTGGGGTTCTGACCGCCGGGCTGGATATATCCGAACCGGCGAAGCTGTTCAAGCGTCTGTTCTCGCGGAAGGTTCTGCGCGTAGATCGCTTCCGGCGTCAGGCGCTTCTGCACTGTTCGTTGGTACTTGCTCTGAGCCGCCGGCTCGAAGCCCTCTGAATCGGCCCTGAGCCGCTCGGAGGAACCGAAATCACCGCGCTTGGTCGTGCCTTCATCCGTATTCAACGAAAGAAGAGACTGGCCGCGTCTCGTACCGTCCTGAGAAATTCCCGCGTAGGACATGCCTCTGCGGGAGTTGACCACCTGGAACAAATCCGAACCGTCACGAATCGCCTGCGCGCCCGCCGTCGTGAAGTGCTTATCCTGTTCCGCCGGCGACAGCGAATTGAAGTATTCGTACGGATCAACTCGCAAATCATCGGCATGGGACTCCTGCGCGGGAATCCCGCGACAGTCACAGCGAGGATGCCGGAGGAACCCGGCATTCCACCGATAGAACCGCCCAGCAAGCACCGCGCAACGGCTGCACGACGGCGGGTTGAGCATCCTGATATAACCGACACCTGCACGAGACGCGCGGTCCACAGAAGCAGCCCCACGGCCTGTATCGGACAAGACCGTCCGAGTGATCCTGTCCAGATCCTTACCGCCCATAGCCAAAGCCTGCTGAGGCACCATGCCCGCGCCAATCAAGCTCTTCGTCTTCGTCACCGGCGAATACAGCAACGACTCCAAAGGCCGCCCATCAGGCGCAGACAAAGCGAACGCCCGTGGATTCACGAACCCTTGAGGAAACACGTACGCGCCCTGCTCGGCGAGCGCCATGGCCCCGAAGGCGGCTCCTTCGGTAGCTGCGGCGGTCATGAGTGCTTGGACGCTTCTGGTGAGTTCCGGCGCTGTTTCTGTCCATGATCGGTCGAGGTCCACGAGGGAGATGTTCCGCCAGGCGTTGCGGGTTACGCGCAGTGCTTTGAGTGCGAGTAGCCGCATTTGGCGGTCGTGCTCGGTAGCTGCAGCAGAATAGGTGATCATGGTTGGATCAGTTTCTGTTCCAGGTCATTGATCATCAGGTCCTGTATCTGGCGTTCTGCGTCGGAGTTCGACACCCACTGTTTGACAGCTGGTGGCGTCGCGCCTGGAAGCATCAGCCATGCGTCCTTGCGTGCCATGCCGCCGGCAATGAGCTTGCCGATGGCATCAACAATTTGCGCGAAAGAACGCGGCTCGGTGTCCGCCCAGATGATTTCGCTGCCTGCGTCCTCGTGGGATTCGCCGCGGGCCCGGTTTGCCAGGCGCATGACTTGTTCCAGTGACTCGCCTGCGGATCGCTTGAGGTCCTTCACCAGTGCCTGCAGCGTGGATTCCGCTCCTGCGAGTGCATCGCCGGAGAGGTTGGCCATGCGGGAGAGCATGTACTGGGGAGGGATCTGGCCGATTGCGAAGAAGTCGGTGAGGAATTCGGAGAGTACCTTGATGTAGTTGTCCAGGTTGGACTCCGGCAGGTCGAATACCTTGGTGTCTGAGCCAGGGAATACCAATGCTCGGTCTACACCGAGGCGACCGGGGCTGTTGAGCATCGGCAGCGGGAGGCCGTTGCCGTCTAGCACTGGTTTTCCGTCTGTGCCCATGCGGATGATCGGGTTGCCCGAGTTGTCTCGAACGACCGGGTCGTAGCCGGTGAAGACTCGTTGGCGGTAGGCCGAGAACTGCATGGCCAGCAGGGTATTGAACCGTATGGTGTTTAATGCGTCCTGCTGCGGGATCAGCGTTTGTATGGCTGCTCTCGGTTTGCCGTCTGCATTCAGGTTGTAGTCGAATCCGACGAAAGGAAGTGCGTCCAGTCCGTGCCGGCCATAGTCGGATAGCGTCCAGGCGGATGATCCGCCCGCGGCTTCGTACTTGAACCATTCGTTTTCGTCGTAGACGAAAGCGATCCGATTCGACGCCGAGTATTTTACGGAGGATGGAAGTATCAGCGAGGAACCGCGGCGCTCCTGCACGCTGAAAATTTTGACCGCCCAGGTATGCGTGAATGGATCTTCCGCATCGGCACCAAGCCAGACTCGCCGGCCGCTTTCGGGACGGATCTTCGGGGTCTTCTTGTTCGTCGGGTTCGCAGAAACCGACATGACGCCGCGGCCGTGGGTGTACATCTCCTGGAACGGGATTGCCTGGCGGGAATCCAGCCGGTTCGGCTGCCAAATTTCATTCCAGACAGTTTCGTCAGCAGTGTCTTGGCGTCCGGTCTTGATGCCATCGACTTGCAGTCGCTGCGTGGGTGCTTTGACCGCAATTTCCATCCAGTTGGCGATGGACATGTCCTGCAGCTGCCGGTACTCGGCATTCACGCCTTCCGGGGCGTAGGGCAGGTCCTGGTCGCCGGCAATGTAGCGTTCCCGGTAGTCCCAGTCCTGCTCCTGCTGCTTGAGCTCCCATTCGCCAACGTCCAGGCGCTCACGTGCAATTACCTCTGCATCAGGCACAGAGCACCTCCTTGGTCTAGTTGAATCCGTAGGCTTGCCGGGAGATGCCGTCTTGCGGCTTCCACCCGGTGGACCAGCCCGCGGCGCGAGCGTCACAGGCAGCTTCGTGCGCGAGCACGGAGGTCACGGCCGCATCGATCTTCTGATGGGCCGAGGGCTTGAGGATGATGTAGCGCTGGTTGGTTCGGGCGAACATTCGCGCGTTGGAAATGTGCAGCGCGGTGATGGGGCACCCGTCGTGCAGCAGTGCGCCGGATTCCAGATCAACGATGAATCGCTCCAATGCGGAGTGCATTGGTGCTTGCCGGTAGGTTTCCCACTGGATGACCCGTTCATCACCGTATTTGGAGGACCAGGCTTCTATCTCGGTCTTCCACAAGGGCGGATCGCAGTACATGCGTTCCACTTTGTGGGCCGCGAATAGTTCTTCCACCGCTGCGTGCACTTCCTCGCGTGGAATACGGCCACCGAACTCTGCCGGATCCCAGATGGTTGGCCGGCGGTCCGGCCCGTAGGTGGGAGTGAACTGCCAGCCACCCAGAGTTTCGGCACGAATCGCGGTGAAGTCGTGCTTCTCCGAACCGTCGAATGCAAGGCAGATATTCACGCAACAGACTCCGTTCGGCTCCACAGCCCTTCAGGCATCCACGCGCCCTTGCCCTGGGACAGGATGTTCCCGTAGAAGCGTTCTGCTTCCTCCGGGTCTTTCTCCATCATTTCCATGGCTTCAGCTTCAATGCCGTCCAGATCCACCCAAGGTGAACCGCGATAAACGAACTCGAGGATCTTCCGGCGGTCACGAGCATTCTTGAATTTCAGATGCTCCGGCGGCCGGCGGAAGAAACGGAACAAGTCCTTCGCGGATGACTCATAGGTTTCCTGTGCAGTCGAAGCCTGCGACGGGTCGTAGGCGTTCGTGGTCTCAATGCCTCGGCCACCGATGCCGGCCAAGCCACGGCGAGCTGTCTTAGCTACGTTCTTCAGCTTGTTCGTATCGGTGAATGTTCCGGTCTCGTCGAAGAGGCCGAACGTGATCGGGTTACCCAGGCGGGAGAGAGCCGAAGAAGTGACCGCTTGGATCAGCCCGTCTTCGCCGATTCTGGCGAAGCTCTCGGTTGTTCGTATGAACTCGGACAGTGGCCCATCCTTGACCATGCCCTGCAACGGACCGTAGGTGTTGTCGACTTGTTCCTGCGATGTGGCGAACAGCTGGATCAGGGGAGTAGGCCAGGGGATTCCCTTGGCCTCTCCCTCCTCGTACTCGTACACGAAACCGCAGCTGCAGTCGTATGTTGAGCACTCGAATGCTTCACCGTCATGAGCCCAGCCACCGAATAGTGCCGGACCGCGAGCCTCGTTCAACGTCATCGAAGCAGCCCAAGGACCTTTGCCTGTTTTCTGCGGTGCAATGACCTGGGAACGACGGTTTTCGAAAGCCGGGGCCAAGATCGGACGTTCCGGACGCCAAATCGCTTTTTGCTTCACCCGATAGTGGTTGACCGTGCACCACAACTGCCAGTCACGGTGCACAAACGGCAATCCACGGTCGAAACCGGTAGGAATCGGGCAATGAGCCTCGATCCAATCCGCGGCAAGGAACCCTATCGTTGGGAAATCGACAACAAACTCGCTACTTTCCTGATCCATTGCGCACTACATGCATGCGATCACGGGCAGACTCACGGCGAGCGCGGTTATTCGTCTGCTTCTTTTCTTCGCGTTTCTCGCCGAGTTCGTCGGTGGAGATTCGCCAACGGTTACGGAGCAACGCTGTTTGGGATAGGCCGAGGCGATCAGACCATTGTCGTGCTTCTCCTGCTGCCTTGAGGTTGCCTCGTTCGCCTGCAACCAGGACTCGGACGTACATTCCTACGTCGTGACGCCAACCCAACCCGTCCCAGGCGACCGCTTGGGGCGTCTTCCAGATTTCCCTCCACACAGCTAGTTCGCGTGCGTCCAGCGCCTTAGCTAGGGCCTCGTCACGCTCTTCTGCGGGTTTGAACTTTTCCTGGTCACGCCATTTCTCCAAGGGGAATGCTGGTGCGTTCCCCTTGCGACCTTCGGCAGGAAGGGTGGTCCATCCTGAGGAGTCGGCCTTGCGCATCCGGCGAAGTGCGTTCGGATCTGGCGCCGGGCCAGAGTTCACGCGTGCTCCTCCACTTCCCATGAGATACCTGCTTCCATACCGCGTCGCGCGGTGTGTTGAGAGGGGCATCGCGCCCACTCTTTTCAATGCATTTCGTGGATTCAGATTTACTGGTTTTGATGCTGAATCCAGAACCAGATTTGAACCTGGCAGACCAATAAAACTTGAACCTGACTAGGGTTTTCAGAATTCCTTGAACCTGACAAACTATTTAGAGACCTCCCCGGCGGTACTGGGCACCCCGGGCGGGAAGGGGGTATGCCCCACCCCTTACGAAGGTCGTTCGAACACCGCATGCGAGGCGAATCCAGCTGCCCTGGTGTTGCATCTGATGTGCTCAGGACCTGTCCAGGCTTTGCGGTCATCGGTGTGGCCGAGCTGGAACGGTTCGTCGTGGTCGAACTGAATGCGGCACTTGGCGCAGGCGAAGTTGTGGACTCCAGCCTTGATGATCCGTTGGCGTTCCTTCTGATGTGCCGCATCGTATCCGCGCTGGTAGCTACTGCCGCGCTTCTTCTCGTAGGCCCGGGCATGCTCGGGGCATCGCTTCTCGGTGCTGAGTGCGGGGCAGCCATGCTGGGTGCAGACTCGCATGCGTGTCATGATCACCTCACTGCGTCCGGGTACGACGAAGCCCCGAACCACTGCTGTGATTCGGGGCTATCGCTTGAGCCAGTAAGGCCATTCAATCAGTAAATTTACGCCACTAAGTCAAGTCCGTCAAACCCGACCCAGACGGGGAGGTCGAGCGCCTCGGCGCTGTGGCCGAGACGCCTTCAGCATCTTCGACCAGGTGTCCCATTGCACCGCGTGATGGGCATCAGCTGCACACCGGACAGTCTTCATACCATCGGACCTCTCAGCAATGAACAGCTGACCTTTGCACCCGGGGCGCTTGCAGTACTGATCCGGGAGCTTGGCAGTAGTCTCGACACCGTACGTCTTGGCTGCGATCTGATCAGCCGCCTCGGCAACCCACCAATACGCCTGGCGGGTGAAGCTCTTATCGGTGGCTCCCGCGGTCTTCACCATCTGCCACCGGGCCAGCCACTCGGCCAAGCTCGGCGTGGTCTGATCAGCCGGCAACGAGAGACCAGGATGATCATCGATCAGCCTGAGCGCCACTGACCAGATGTTGTCGCGCACGATCATCAACGCATCCGAAACCGAAACGTTAAACGGCAACGGTGCTTCAGTGCGCTGGGCGTGACGCTCACTGTCACCACCTCGCGACGGATGCAACGCGTCCTGGGCTTCATCCCAACGATCAGCCACCAGATGAAGATCAGCACGCATCCGGTCATCACAAGTAGGGCAGAGATTCAGATCAGCCGACGCAGCAGGTGCAACCTTGTCCTGCTCCGCCACCAGATGAACCACGCACACCCCAGCACCTTCACGAGCGATCGACTGGCAACCCCAGCAACCGCAATCCGCAGCATCCTTATGCTCTGACAACTGTCGCACCTCCTCGCAACACCTGAAGAATCCGGCCAGACACCCAATCCGATGGGCGCCACACCTCAGCAACCTGGCCACCCAAACGAAGATCATTCAGCCACGACTCCTGCGCTGGACTCACTCGGCCGGCCTGGGCCTTCAACTCGGCAAACATCAACTTCTTCGTCCGGCCATGGACCAGCACCAGATCAGGGAAGCCTGGATTTGAACGCCGTGAATCATGGGTGTGGTACTGCTGCGTGTAGCCCAAGGACTTCGCAAGGTTCTGCACATGAGACTGGAACTCTGATTCACTCCACAAGAGGACAGGGTTCTTGAACGGCTGTTGGTTGTACTTCATTAGGAATTCCTTTCTGCCAAGTCCTGGCACTTCCGACAAGGCAACTGCAACCCATGGACCTCACACGACGTATTCGGCTCGTCCACCTTCTGCCCCTTCACCCCGTAGTACCTCGACCCAAACCTGCCACCAGCAAGAACCCCAGGAGCTTCCCCCGCATCATGAGAGATAGCTGCAGGTCCTGGATTAGGCAGAGCTGCAGAGGACTGGTTTCCGGAGGCAGAGTTCTTCTTTCCTCGTCTACGTCTGGATCTAGATCTTGTGGGCTTAGGAGAATCTGGGGGTGGCTCAGGCTGACCCATGGCCGACCCTGAGCCTGACCCCTCCATACCCTGCCCTGCCCTGCCAGCCCGTGCCCGCGTATGCGCGCGCCCGTAGATAGCTTCTTGCTCTTCGACCATCGATGGTGCGCTTGCCTGACCATCGATGGTCGAGAATTTGGTCATTGCTGCCGGAATATCAGGGTCCTCCTCAACAGCCCAGGCTGGCATGTCGGCCTCTCCACCTTCGAATGCATCTGCTTCTACAGCTGGTTCCGGAGCGACGTTCTGCGAACCCGAAGGCGCGATCGTCAAGCTCGACGGAGCTGGCGCTGGAGCTGATGTTTTGGAGAGGCTGAGGCCGAAGCGAGCGGCTGGACTCTGCGGCGCCTGCTCAACAGCTGGTGATTCCGCTTCGGTCTCCGGAGCGACGTTCTGCGGACCCGAAGGTGCGATCGTCAAGCTCGACGGATTCGAAGCGGTTTCACGGGCTGGAGCTGGGCGCAGGGTCTTACCGGCCTGCTCTGGGGTGCGTCTGCCCTTTTCCCGATTGCATTGGGCACAGGAAAGGACGATATTCCTAACCCCGACGGCCAACGTCGGGTCAACATGATCCATTTCAGGGCGCTTATCGCCCTTGCTGGTCTTCTTGAAGACCATATCGCCGCAATAGCGGCATCTTCCCCTGGAACACTTCGAGTCTTCGGCATCGCGAGCCCACACCGCAGCCTTGATCTGCGGATCGTTGAGCTCTTTGCGCTTGGCTCTGGCCAGGCGCACTTCAACGCCCTTGTCATACCCGAACTGGAACCAGTCGTGGAAAAGATAATGCCCTTCCTTGACCTTCGGGCACTGCTCACAGGAATGCCCGGCCGCGTGCCACAGCCCCACCTCAACCAACCGCGCGGCCAAGAGATCAACTGCATCACTATTGAGCAGAATCTTCATCAGCTGCACGTGGGAGACGAGGCCATCGGTCAACGCGGCCTGCGTGACGCTTCCCGCCATAGTCCAGAGCCCTAACGCTGCCATGCCCACCAGATCGTCCTGCAACGCCGCTTCGGCGAGCGCTGAGGCTTTCGGGTTGACGTGGAGCTGGTCATCAACTTGGAAGAATGGCAATTCTTTTCCCTCCTTTCACAATGGATCGTTTTCTTCTTTTGGGGTTGTGCGTTTGGTGGTCCTCTTTGGTTCGCAATGGGGTAGCTTTTTCGATCTGTCATTTATTAATCCGTTAGGATTTTGCCTATCTGTGAGTTTTGGAATGGGAGTTGGATTTTCGTATGAACAAGCGTGAGCAGGTCTTTGTAAGTTCTACTTATGAGGACTTGAAGGAAGCTAGAGACACTGTAATTTTTGGGCTTTTGGAGGCGGACTGTTTTCCCGCTGGAATGGAGTTGTTTCCGGCCTCGAATGCGTCGCAGTGGGAACTGATCAAGTCGATCATTGATGACTCCGATTACTATTTGCTGATCATCGCAGGTCGATACGGGTCGGTTGATGAAACAGGCATCAGTTACACGGAAAAGGAGTTTGACTATGCTGTCGCAACAAATAAGCCGATCGTCGTCTTTGCTCACAAGAGCCCTGAGAGCCTTCCCGGTACAGCGACCGACCAGAATGATGATCTCCGTGCGAAGCTTGCAAGTTTCCGCGAGAAGGCTTGCACGGGTCGCACTGTGAAGTTCTGGACGCAGAAAGAAGAACTTCCAGGCATGGCTGCCATGGCTTTGAACAATCTCCGTAAGTTCAACCCAGCGGTTGGCTGGGTTCGCGGTGATAAGGCCATGACCCCGGAGATGGAAAGCGAGATTGCAGATCTGAAAACCCGTCTGGTCGAGTCGGAATCCAAGCTTCATGACTCTCTCGATCAGGACAGCCGGCCGATGTTCGAGGATCTGGCTATTGGAGAGGCAAAAGCTACTTTTGAGTTCCAAGCTCAGGAACCTGACTTTTACGAATACGTAAAAGGAGAAATCACCATGACGTGGAACGAAATCCTCGCGACTGTCGGCCCTGCATTCTTCACCGCCGGCGTTGATGAAGATATCGCAGCTCGGCTGCAAGACAAAGCAGCCGAATCTAACGGAGGACGTGGATACTCTGATTTCACCGTGTCGTTCAGAGTTGCCGAAAGCGTACGAATTCAGTTCGTAGCTGCGGGGATCCTGACAAACGCTGTTGACAGCGGCGGACGCATCATTGCTGATCATTGGATGCTGACCCCGCGAGGCCGCAATTTGTTCTTCGGGCTTCGTGCTCATCGAGGGCCCGAAACGGCGCGGCTCTAGTAGCAACTGGTCTTTCATGAACATCGCCTCCCCATCTTGATCAATGGCTTATAGCTACGAATGCGGATAACTATTGGCCTGCCGTTTAACTGGCCGGTTTTATAACGTGAGTTCGTTTTCCAACTAAGCTTTTGGGCGTTCTTCACGTACCACCTAACCGTTGGTCGCTTCATATATGCCCTTGTCGTTTTCATTGGCCTGCACGTCCCCCTTTCTGTTTCGGGAGCTTCCGGGCTTGAGCTCTGGCTACGGCGAGCGCTTCTTTGGGGTGTTTGGTGTCTGCGAGGGCGTTGCCGCGTTGGAGAGTTATCCAGCGTCGGGTGTTCGGGTTTCGGCAGACGTAGATCTTTTCCGAGTCGTCGGTGAGCGCTCTTATGAGCATCATTGGTGGGCCTCGATTCTTATTACTTGTTCGGGGTCGCTGCGGTGCTTGATTTGGACGCCGTTCCAGGTGAGTTCCACGACGGTGGCGTGGAGTTGGTGGGTGAGGTAGGTGATACGCCCGTAGAGTCGCGATTCTCCCGGAATGTTGATGCAGGCGTGGAGCCCCAAGTGGTCGAGGTTATTGAGGCGGCCGGTTTGGATCTCGTCCATATCCCGGAGCGGGTCGAGACGTGGGACTGGCCCATCGCTCCTGGGGCGTCTCGGGGTTGCTGGTTCAGTCACTTTTTCTCCTGGTACTGGTTAGCGCGGTCACGGAGCCACGGGCGGATCTGTAGTGCGGATGCATGTGGCGGGAAGTCCCAGTGGACTGGCGTTTGATCGGCCGCTTCACGTAGCGCTTCTGCTTTCGCTTCGGCGCGGACGGTTTCAAGGCAGCGGTCGAAGAGTCCGGTGTTGTACGCTTCCATTCCCGCGTCCCGGTGATGCGAGAATGCTGACCGCACCGCCTCCGTGCTCGGCGTATATTCCCCGCCGTGGTAGGTAGCCGCGTGCTTCTCATTGGTGCCCGTGGGAATCATCTCCTATGTTTTTGATTAGTAATTCCTGTGCTTCGACCTGTATTGTTTTCCCTTGTGCATCTCAGTCCTGATGCTGAACGAAGTCACTCGATCCCAACAGGAGGAAGTTATGGGTTTCATTGGTTGGATTGTTTTAGGCCTTATTGCTGGTGCGATCGCTAAGGCGATCAAGCCTGGTGAGCAGGGTGGCGGCTGGCTCGCTACCCTGGTGCTTGGTGTTGTTGGCGCTATTGTTGGCGGGTGGATTGGATCCGCGATCTTCGGAGTCGGAGTAAACGAATTCTGGGATCTGTCTACATGGTTGCTGGCCATCGGCGGCTCGCTGATCGTCCTCGTTATCTGGGGTCTGATCACACGCAAGAAGGCGTAGTTTGCGCGACAGAACGGGGTCTTACCTTTCGGGGTGAGGCCCCGTTCGCTATGCCTAGGCATCGTTCACCGCTGGGCGGTACAGGACGGTCAACTCTTGCCGTAGCTCATTGACGTTCAGGAAGTAGAAGACATCCGTAGAAGTAATCTGCCCTTGCGTGTCCGGCATACACCAACCGGAGCCCCCGTTATCTACTGATCCGCGTTGCCAAACAAGGGTCACTGGCACGTTTCGCGTTCCCGGCGCGATCCCCATGCAAGCAACAATGCTTTGGGTCGGCAGCGCGTCGAGTTCTTCCACGCTGCTCACTACCGGCTGGGCGACGGTGGCCATCTCGATTTGGTGCATTGCCATGGCCTTGTCATTAGGGACATAGACGCAATTTTCGCTATCTATGATTGTCGGAATGCTCTCGCCACAATCGCAGCTATTGAAGTCATGCGCCCACTGATGTCGAGCAAGCGCGTCCTGGTTTAGCGGGGTCTGGTTAGGCATTGGGTTCCTCCTTGGATTTCGTCTCTTGGCTCGGGCGCTTTCCAGCCCTGCTCGATCATGACCGGAACGATCAACTTCAGCGCTTCTGCGATGTCCACCTTGTGCTGATACCGGTTGAAAGCTCCAGCGCCAGCCCAACTGGGCATCGGCAGCTCGCCATTCTGGATCCTGGTCTGCTCGTAGGAGATGATGGCCACCTGCTCGACCAGGTCCTCAGTGATGTAGGACTTCGGGGCGGTCATGACTGAACCTCTGGCTTCTTCATCTGGCCGGTGATGGTGATCTTGTCCGATGGCATGAGGACGTGATGCTGGCCGTCCAACATGACTCCGACGTACTTCATCTTCTTGCCGCCTTCGACGTCGTAGGATCCGTGGGTGATGGACTCCAACGTGCCCTTCGTCGGCGCAAACTCGACGGTCTTGCCGGTGTCGGTGCCGTTCAGGCGCCGGGCCTCGATGACAGTGCTCATGCCTGCAGCTCCTTCAGCTTTTTGACTTCGTCCGGTTGGAACCCGAACCAGTCGTGAGATTCCTTGGTTTCCATATCCATGACCAGGACGTAGGGCATCGTTGCCGTGACGCCCTTCTTCTGTGCGATCAGCTTCAACTCGTCGATGGACTGCTTATCTGACTCGTTGACAACGATCTCTTGGTAAGGGATGCCGGCGGTGTTCAGTGCACGCTTGGTGTTGGTGCACTGGTTGCACGTTCCTGGCTTCGTGTACAAGGTGACTAGCTTGCTCATGCTGCTGGCCCTTTCACGCTCATGAGCGCGTCCGCGGCTCTTCTCATTTGGCTGATCAATCGCGTCACGGCTACGGCTCCTTCCGGTGTGAGCTTCAGCGTGTGCATTACCTCGCCACGGAACCGTGGAGCATCGTGCGCGAGGACTGCGTGGAAGTAGTTCTTCTTGTCCGCCATCGAGCTGTACCGGTAGATCGACTTCTTGCGCTGCTCCTTCTCCGACCAGCGCGAGGACTCCTGCTTGTAGATCCACTTGCGCTCCAGCAGGATCGCGCGCAGCTCGTTCTCGCCGATCTTCAGATCAGAGGCCAGCGTGCGGATCGTAATCAGATCCTCGTCGGCCACGAACGTATCGACGTAGTCCACCTTCGGAGCATCCTGTGCAACCTTGGACTCCAGCGCCTTGACCCGCGCACTGGTGATCTGCAGCGCCTGGGCGACAATGTCATCCTCGGTCATCGGCGAGCGCTGGTACCCGCCGGTTTTGCGGATCGAGGGGAGGACTTTGTGTGTGAGCCAGCGTTTGAAGGCTTTGGCTTCTGGCTTGCGGGAGCGGAGGACGAGAGAGTACATTCCGGCCTCGGTCACGCAGGTCATTTGCTGGGTGCCGCCGAGGGTGTCGGTACTAACGACACCCTTTTCGTCGTCGTCCAGTGTGGCTACTGCATCTCGTGCGTTGCGGATGTCGAGTACTGCGCAAAGGTCGTTGGCGATGAAGTGCGGTTCTCCGGCAATCAGCACCGTGCGGACTTCTTCGGCCTGGTAGATCCATGTCTGGATTTCGGCCATGGTTTCCTCCTATACAAGGTCTTTGGTTTGTTAATTTCCTGACAAGGTTTTAGCTGACTACTGCGAAGGGTGTGGGCAGTTCGGTGGCCCAGTGCTCCTTCAAGTTCTCGTAGTTGTCCTTGTCCTTGTTTTCGAGTTCGACGCGGTCGGCGTGGAGCATGCCGATGAAGTAGCGGCCGCACAGGACGAGCAGCGAGCCAGCGTTGTTCGTGAGTGCGCACACCGTGAGCGGGTCGCCGTAGGTGGTTTGCGCTGCGCGGAACACTGAGAGGCGTTTCAAGTCGAACCTGGTCGCTGGGAGCATTGCGCGGTTGCGCTGAGCTCCGCGGCCGATTGCTGCCCAGACGCGGGGCAGGTGCTTGTTGGATTGCACTGGGGTGGTGACGGTGAGCTGGTCGCCTCCGAAGAGCTGGCCGAGACGGCGAACCTTGATGGTGGCCACGGTGAGGTCTTCTTCTGGTTTTGGCCGTTGCTCTTGGGTGAAGGTGACGGTCACTTCCAGCTGGACGTTCCAGTCCTCTTTGCCTGGTGCGAACATGTCGATGATGGTGCCGGCGATTTCCGGGGTCATGGTGAACTGGCCGAGTTCGCCGAGGAAGGATTCTTCGTCGATGGGTACTCGGGCAATCGCTGCGGTCATGCCGTTGGTGGCGGTGACGAGCAGTTCACGGTTCGGGCGAATCGTGCAGTCGATGCTCCGGCCGACCAGATCGTCCTTGTCGTTGGAGACATGCGTCTTGGTGGATGCCAAGGCGGACCGGAAAGCGGGGAGGTCTACTGTGAATTGCAGCATTCGTGGTTCCTACTTCCTGAGCCTTCTTCGTTCGTCGGCTGTCTTTCCGCCGCGGATGCCGTACCGGGTATCAGATTGGACTGCGTCAATGAGGCAGTCGAACCGGACCTTGCATCCTCCGCAGAGGTTCTTGCCTTCGATGGCCGCTACGCGGGATTCGCTGGCCGGGTGCCAGGGATCGCCCTTCTTCTTGAAATCCCAGTTCTTGCAGAGCGCTTCGGCTCGCCAGTCCCGGTCGTCGGCGGCCATGTCCGGGGCTTGGCGGGTAATGCTCGCCATGCTTCTGGTTGCCACGGCTACTCGTTCTCCCCGTCGCAGTCGATGCACAGGCCCTGCCACTGGGAGTCGGCCACGACTTCCTGATTGCAGCCGCCGCAGGTGGCGGTGACTTCGTCAGGGAGGGGGACCAGATCCAGACCGCGATTGCGGCCAGGCAGATTCATGGCCGAGTACTCCATGGCCAGCTTCTCGTCGATGTCGAGTTCATAGCCGAGATGCTCAGTAAGGAACTTGTAGTAGGCGTGACCGTTCTTCCAGCGAGCGCCGTAGTTGCCGTTTTCAAACCCTGAGCGTTCGAAGCCAGACAGCTTGCCCAGCGATTCTTCGGTGCCGATGTAACCAGCGAAGGCCAGCATCATGCCCAGATAAGCCATGGACTGGCGCGCCAGGTGCTTGTGCACTTCAGTGTTCCAGCGGTCCAGGAGTTCGGAAGAGCTGGTGATTCCGTCCAGCTCGGGGGCTTTGATGCCCACGACCTCGCCCATAATGGTGCGTCCTTCATCCGAGTAGAGGATCTGCTCCGTGATCTTCTTGGCGATGGTTTCCTTCGCCAGCTGCTCCGACGGCTTCACGGTCTCGAAAGCATTCTTGATGAACGCGATTCGGGAGCGCTGCACGATCTTGAGCATGCTCTTGAGCTTGTTCTGGGTTTCCTTGTCGTGCTTCTCCTGCTCGGTCAGCTCGGGCTTGACCTTCTTCTCCTTGACGTACCAGGTAGGTTCAGGATCGCGATAACTGAAGTAGTAGCTGTGCCCGGCCGCCTTGTGCTCCTCGTCGGTCATATCGTCTTCAACCTTCGACCACGACGCGTCGTACTGAATGTTGAAATCCCCTGCCTTCGCTTCCAACGCCTCCAGCTCAGCTTCCCGTTGCGTCTTTTTGATCGACACCTCGGTCTCAGCAATGACGCGCTCAACGGTCTCCACGCTGGCACCGTTAGGCATATCCTCGATGCGCTCCACAGCGCGTTCGTACAGGTTGTGGATATCGGACTTCTCTTCCAGCTCCTGCAAGCGCTGTACCGCGTCCAAGCTCAGTCGGCCGGCGGAGTAGGCCTTGGATACGCCATCGTTCTTCAGGGCGACCTTGGCGCGAGCCTGGACTTCCTTGCGGGACATCTTGAATTTCTTGCCCACGGTCGTGATATCCAAGCCCAGATCCAGCAGGCCCTGGATGCCCTTGGATACCTCAGCTTCGGACAGTGGGCGGTGGTTGCGGCCGGTGGTCAGCATCGTCTCGATGTCAGCGCGCGGGCCACGATCGGCCTTCGGCACTGGAAGAACCACGCAAGGAACCTCAGTCAGACCGGCCTGCGCGGCAGCTGCACGACGGCGGTTACCGTCCTGCACCACGAAGTCTCCCTCGCGGTCCGGATGCGGGTACACCAGCAGCGGGTTGAGCAGCCCCAACTCCTTGATCTCGCCGGACAGCTGGGTCAGATCGCCCAAGTCCTCACGGATGTTATCGGGGTGCTGATGCACTGCGGAAAGGGCAAGAACTTCAAGTCTGCCGATGAATTTAGCCAAGAAAATACACCTCTAGTGCGTAAGAAAGATTTGGAAAGAAAGAGTTATGCGGCGCGGAAAGCGCGAAGGTCAGATGCCACCCAGTCGCCAACAGCCAGGACAACCCAGCCGAACGCGGCAATAGCGCACAAGCCACTGAAACCGGAAGGCAACTGCACGGTCAGCATGCAGAGCAGCAACAGCAGCCCGATGGTCGGCATATGGACCCAGAACATGCGGCGAACCGCGAAACGAAGAACGTCTGCAGGACTCATGGCGATCATCCTTCGAACAAGGACTGGGCCGGCACCGGGGGAGGAGCGAGAACTGCGGAGAAGTCCGCGATCTCCATCCCGTTCACGTGCAAGTGGCCCACGCCGTTGTCGCCGTCCGCGATGGTTCCGACCTCCACATAGACGCTGTATCCGCGGTACTTGTTCTTCGCCCACGCGCTCACCGTCGTCTTCGCTGCTTTCGCCCGATCGCTCTTTGGCGAGTCCAGCCAGGACGTGTGCAGCGTGGCAGACGGCCGGCCGGAGCCCTTCGGATTGATCACCACGCGGCCCTCCACCCGACTCACAGCACTATGCCTTTCCGGGTCAAGACCTCGTCGAGTTTCTTGGTTACCTGTTCGGCGGCTGATTTCGGCGTGGCCACCACCGAGCCGCCGACAGATACGCGAATGGCCTGCTCGCTGGGCTGGACCATCATATTTTCAGGCGAGCGCATGGACGGATGGTCTGAGTGCTGCATCATCTCCGCCACCTGCTGGCCACGGAACTTATCGACCTGGTCCCGCAGCTCGTCGAGGGCATCGTCCAAGCGGTCGATGTTCACTAGCGTGTGGTCGATGGCCCCGTTGATGTTGCCGGTGGAGTCGAAGCCTGGCCACTGCTTCAAAGCAAGCAGCAAGTGAACGGTGGCTTCCTTCGCACGGTCGTACGCCTCTTGGCGGGTAACCAGATTCTGTGCTTCGGCCAGACGTGCGGGGGAAACTGACTGGTGATTCTTCCGGAACCAAAACTTAGACATCGGTCTCTCCTCTTGTTGCTTTGCACTTGCCGCACTGGCACGGTCCGTCTTCGTTGGGGGAGAAGCCAAGGGCGAACTCGCCCAGGCCTTCCACCGAAGCCAACTTGCGGCCCATCTCGTTCGCTACGCGGTTCGCCACCTTCGCGGACTCCACCCGAGTGCGGTTCAACGCCGCTTCGGTATCGCGCAACTCAGCGGTCTTCTGGTTGGCCTTCGCGCCGGTCAGGAAGAAATACGTTCCCGAGCCGAGCGTTCCAATCGCGGTCAGGCCGACGCCTGCACCGATGATGGTGAGAATCAGATCGTTCACGCCGCCACCACCTGGACGATGGACTCGGCGCGCCAGCTGGCCAGCACGGCTCCTGCCTCACGGATGCACTGCTCCCGCGATGGCCGGGCCTCGGTCTGTGTGCTATCAACAGTGTTCGATACACTGGACATTGAAATCACTCCTTACTTACCGTTTGAATGTTTGGTTTCATCGCCCTCAGCAGTTGCACCTGCTGAGGGCATTTCCTTTTCCTGGCCGGTCCAGACACGGTATGCCCGGTCGTAGACTTCCCAAGCTTCACGGGCCGCCTTGGACTTCTGGCCGGCCAGTTCCTTGGCTTTCTCGTAGACGTCAAGGACCGCAGTGTCGGCGGAACCGGTCTTCAACACCTGCTCAGCGATATCCACCGCGGCAGAGCCGACAAGCTCGTTAGCTTCAATGGCATCGTTCCGGGCAGCACGGTAGCTCTCGCTGGCCCGGTCGCAGTTGTCGCTGTACCGACTCAAGACTGACCTGCCTGGTGCGCCCCGAAGGTGAGCCGCACGCAATTGGCGAGTGGCCTTGACTCCGGGTGATCAGTCTCGTGGTCGGCCGGAACCGGGTGTAGCTGCTCGCAGACGAACAGATCACGCTCGAACTCGAAGGACGTCGCGTACGCCTCGGAGCTGGACAACAGCGAATCCAAATTCGCGTGAACCTGGGCTCGCAAGTCGCCACGCTCCAATGCTTTGCGTACCTCGGTGATGCTGTTCGAGGTGTTGCCGACCGGGCGATGTTCGACAGCGGCCGTGCTGGCAACCCGGCTCGCGTCTGCCTGGGCTGGTGCGCAACCGGCGAGCGCCAGGACGGAAACCGCTAGGACTGAAAGATTCTTTTTCATGCCGCACGTACCTTTCCTGACTTATTTTCCAGTTGGCCACTCTTTTCTTCCACTTTGGTCAAAAAAAGATCGTCTACGGCCACGCCAAGGAATTTCGCAATTCGCAACGCTGGCTCTGGCTGCAAAGTGTCAACCTCACCATTGCAGAGTCGGTTCATGTAGCTGTGGGACTTCCACCCCGCGATGCTGGCGAGTTCGCGACGAGACACCTCCTGAATCTCCATGATGGTCAGGAGCTTCTTCCTGTCCTTGAGTTTCATCCAGATATCTCCTAACTGGATCGGGAACTTTACGACCTTCACTGTACTAGCCTTTCTTCCAAGTGTCCAGATAATCATTACATTAACCACCCCTTAGTGTCCACTCTTTTTTTACGGATTTACCTAGAACCGCGTGGATTCAGGCATTCTTTGCAATTTGTAGCTAGAGTTCTTAGTGTCCACGACATGCTTACAAGAAGTGTCCGCACTGTTTGCGCGTGTCCATGCGATCCGGAAAGACTATGGCTGTGAACGAATTACACCCACTCGGCCGCCTCATCCAGGCAGCGCAAGACCGTGAAGGTTGGTCAACCCGCGACATGGAGAGGGTGGCTGAGCGAAACGGCTACTCGATGAAGCACTCGAATTTTTCTCGGCTGAAGATTGAACCTGTGGTTGCAATCAAAGCCAGTCAGATTCAAGTCCTAGCTTCAGTGCTTGGTGTCACAGAGCAGGCGGTTGCTTATGCGGCCGTTGCCAGTATGGGGGTCCAGATGGACGCCCAGGATGCATCTTTGGAAAATTCGCTTCGCTATTCAACGGATCTAAGCGTCCGGGACCAGCGATTAGTTTTGTCTCTGGTAGCCGCGATGCATGACGCGGAAAGTGGCACTGATGGACAACGAAGCCAATCTCAAGCAAGCGAAACTTCAGCACTGCGAGCGGTGGCGCCCACGGGTGACGCTCGCCCTGGACAGAAGACCGAGCCGGAGTATGGCATTACGGAACTCCATGGCGTCGAAGCTGAGAAGTACCCGGCGCCACCTATTGAATCCTTAGCAGCGCACCCGAAATCTGAAACTGAATATGAGAAATTCGAACGCCTCAACGGTCAGCGCGGAGAAGAGTCCCAGGATTCTTCGGATGAATAAACTCAATGTATCGCTGAGACTAACGCGAGATAGGACCGATTAACGTGGCGGGCGAACTTCCGAATTCTACGCAGGCAGCATTTCACCAATTCACATTGGCGCTCAAGAGCATCCGTGATGATTTTTCTCGGTGGGGTAATCAATCATCGGGAACTGCGGCCATGGCCCGTGTTCGCCACGATATCAGTCGCATTGTGGTTGAGGGCATTGAAATTACTCTCTCGAGCGCACGTGCGGCGCTTGATATTGTAGGCGTACTTGAGGCTACTGATTTTTCCCACCTTGAAAACACCTTTGCAGGTGCCTACAGTCCAATCCGTTTGGACAGCGCTCTAACTTTCGATCACTTCCATGACCTGGTTGAGTGGGTAGAAAACGATTTCGTTGCGGCGCTCGATTCTGCTCGTCGCACTTTTTCGGTTATGGGAACCAATCCGAACGAGCGAGAGCTTACCGAACTTCTTACGGAAATCAGGCTGTTGCGACTCCGCGTGATCAAGGAGCTGGATGCTGAAGAACTTGAACTCCTAAACGGCTCTAGCCGCGAAAACCTCTCCGAAGTTCAGGCAATGCGAAAATCCCTGAAATCCGAGCTAGCGAAATCTTCTCATTTAGTCGAGTCAGTTCAACGGTTAGAGCAGGAAAACGCACGAAAGACCAAGACCCTTGAGGATCTACTTTCTGTAATCGATGACAAGGCGAGCGCTGCCGTGAAGGCAGCCGAGTCTTTTGAGGCCGCTCGAACTCAGCTAAATGAACTCAATGAGGAGAAATCTTCGAGTGAACTTATTGAGCATTTTGGGGCGTTCTCAACGGATCACGACAACGCCTCTAAGAAGTTATTCAAGTTCGGCATCGGAACCGTTATAGCCTTGGCAATATTTGCTGTGTTCTACACCTTCGAATTTTCAACCATGGCATTTACTCGGGGATTTAGCTGGCCGGATCTAACTTGGAAGCTATCCGTGCTAGTTGGTGGCTCCAGCGTGGGCACCTATCTGCTTCGCCTCGCGTCCTACCATCGTCGGTTATCCGTATGGAGCAACGCAGTGCAGGTCCAGTTGCGCACATTCGCACCATTCACCGAACAAGTAGCGGGCGATGCATCCAAAGATCAATTGAGACTTGAATTTGCCCGAAGAGTATTCGGAGCGGAACCAGATGGGACTAAGGAAAAATCCGATGAAGGTTCGGGTGTTACCATGTCAGATTTGACATCTCTGATTGACGCTCTAGCCAAAGCCCAATCGCAGGCTGCCAAAACAACAACCCCCTAGCAGTCCTCTACGACAGTTCTTCGTGCCAAGTGGTAACTTTTGGTCTCACTACTTGTTAGAACATATGTTCTAATCATGCAGAACGTATGGGGCATGCTGCGCTCACTCGCGCACGTCATGATTATTTGGAATCGTCCGTACCCGGACATAGTCGCGGCCACAGACGGCCGGCGCATTTGGATCGACCCAAAACTCACGGCAGTGGAGCGGAAGTGCTTCCTGGCGCACGAAGCAATCCATATCCAGCACGGCCACAACGGCTGCCAGCCTCCAGCCATCGAACGGCAAGTATGCCTAGAGGCAGCGCGCTTTCTTGTCAGCTTCGAGAGCCTGCAGGAAGTTGCAGGCTGGTCACGCTGCCCGGTCGAAATGGCCGAGGAAATCGGCGTCACCGAACAAGTCATCCTGGATCGGCTGGCCACGCTGGACGGCGACCAGATCCAGACGCTCTGGCCGCCAGGCGAACATATCGCCTAACCACTTATCCCCATCCCGAAATTAGTCGCGCCCAAAAATTCGTGTCAACGCACAAAGTAGAAGCATCTCCGAAGCACAGGAGTGATACCGATGAATCCAAAGAAGACTCAGCCACGACCCCGAGCTATCCTCTACCTGCGCCAATCCGTGGCCAAGGAGGAATCCATCAGCCTTGAGCTGCAAGAGGACGCAGGCCGCCGCTACGCCACGCAGGCAGGCTACGACGTAGTCGCAGTCGAGTCCGATCACGGTATCAGCGGCCGAACATGGAAACGCCCGGCAGTGCTGCGCGTCATGAAGATGATCGAAGACCAGGAAGCCGACGTCATCATCCTCTGGAAATGGTCACGCCTCTCACGCGCACGCCTCGACTGGGCTGTGGCCATCGACAAGGTTGAAGCCGCCGGCGGCCGCATCGAATCCGCGACTGAGCAAGTCGACGTCAGCACGTCCACCGGACGCTTCGCCCGCGGCATGCTCGCAGAATTCGCAGCCTTCGAATCCGAACGCATCGGCGACACCTGGAAGGAAGCGCACCGGCGCCGCATCGAGCAGGGCCTGCCGGCCACTGGCAAGAAACGCTTCGGCTACCAGTACGACAAGAAGACCGGTTTCACCCCGGACCCCATCGAAGGCCCGATCCTTCAGGAGTGTTACCGCAAATACGTCGCCGGGGCCTCCTTCTACGACATTACCGACTACCTCAACGCAGGACCCACCAAGCCCGGGGAAGGCTACACAGGGCCGAAGCCCGGCATCTGGTCAGCAAACACCGTACGCCGCGTCATGGACAACCCCTTCGCCTCAGGCCGCTTCATCTCCAAAGGAGAAGTCCGCCAAGGGATCCACGAACCGTTGATCAGCGAAGAGACATGGGAACAATTCCAGGTGCGCCGCAAGAGCCGTAGGGTCACCCGCTCCCGCACCAAAGGCAAATACCCATACACCGGCCTGATCTTCTGCGAGCTCTGCGGCCATGGAATGTACGCCGGCCTCTTTGGCTCAGACCACACCCTCAAATACCGTTGCAGCGGGGCCGCCCAATGGAAACTCCACCCCGGCGGCTACGTCATGAACAGCACCATCGAAGCCACTCTACTTCCCTGGTTGTCCGACCTAGCCGAGGAAATCAATGAGGCCACCCAGGACCACAAAGCACCTAAGCCCCACGACCCCACACCCGGACTCCGGCGAGCGCTGATCAAGGTGGAGTCCAGGTTGGAGGCACTGACCGAGAAGCTGGTGGATGGGACAGTGCCGCAGGAGGTGTACGAGCGGATGCGTGATCAGTGGGTTGGCGAGAAGAAGTCTCTGGAGGATCAGCTGATGGCGGTTCGCGTCGAGTCCCGGGTTGAGCCCGTGAAGTTGCCTCCTGATCTGATGGAGCAGTGGGGTGAGATGCCGGCGGAGGTGAAGCGTGAGCTGTTGGCGAGGGTGGTGGCGAAGATTGTGGTGAAGCCTGGTCGGCCTCGTGGTCAGGTGCAGATCGTCCCTCGCTGGGGGAGTACTTCCTAG